GAGTTGAGTCTAAAATAATTAAACTCTAAGATCATTTGATATAATGTTCTTTTCATTCCTTCTACATGTTCTTTTTCGTAAGCAGTTTTTTCATAATCGATTTCCTTAGACATATAACATTCCATAGCATCATGAAGTATACGAATATCGTTAATACCCCAGTCTACCTTAATTTGTGGATTGTTCTCCTCTTCGGCATGTTCGATTAGATTTCTCCACCTTTCGGTCTAACAATGTTAGCATCTTGAGTTGCTGCTTGAGAATCTACATTCATAGATCTAAGTGCAGCATCTGGTTCACCACCAGCACCATTAGCACCTAACTCTCCCTCTATAGGCATTGGTCTTAAACCACCAGTTCCTTCAGGATCCAGCATCATTTCTGCTGGATCAGGTATAATACCATCTTTTATTTCTTTCTTAATAATCTTATCTTGTTCTAATATGTCCTCATCAGTTTGACGTAATACATTACGACGAACCCAATCCTGTGAATAGTATCTACCAACATATGGTTCTACAGTTGCAAGCAATCCCAACCTCTCGGTCATTAGTTCTGCTTCTTTTAATTCAGTAAAATGATTATCATACAAGAAGTCAAATTGTATGTGCTCACTCATTATTTCCCAATCTTCGGGAGTAACGATATTCTTAAGCAGTAACTGGGTTTTCAGCATATCAATGAACATTCTTGAGAATCTTTTTCTCAAACGTCCAACAAACTTACTAAATTTAACTTCGTCTCTTAATATCTCTGAGGATCTTCCCAGGTTAAATCCTCCTTCTCCGTCCATTCTTGATGGGGGTACATTGAGAGCCCGATATAGTTTCTTTTTGAAGTACTCAATATCCGTGATTTCACCAAGGTTTTGGCCTCCTGGAAGAGTAGAAATTTCAGTTCCACGACCTCCTTCCCTTCTAGGGAGCCAGAAATCCTCAAGCATTGCCATGTACTTCTTGTCATCCTTAATCTCCCCAGTGTCAGCATTGTATACAAGTTTATTACGATATCTCATCATCACATCTCTGAGATATTGCTCTGCTTTAACTTTAGGTAAATTACCTACATCTATGTAGAAGATTCTACGTTCTGGAGCACGAGATAGTCTGTATATAACAAGACTATCCTCAATCATACGCAATTGATTAAGTGCTTTGATTGATTTGTGTAGATAAGAAAGAGTATTTCCTTTATTTCTATCTACAAGACCTGAAGTACAATATGTTATTGCATCTGCAGCAATTTTAATACCTGCACTTGCACCAGTAGCATTTACATTACCAGTAGGATAACTAAGTTTTGGATTATAAATGAAGTATTCTTCTATCTGTGGCCACTCAAACTCCATTGGGTTATCGTTGGCAGGTAACGCAGGATTCCTATATTTGTTAGCTTCGTTTTTCTTTTCCTTACGAATAAAACGCATTTTAGTTGCATCTATATAACGCAACTCTTGTATTCCTAGTTCAGGAGCTTTTAAATCAATTACTTTGTGGTAATAGATTCTACCATCAATATACCAATTCCTATAGATTTCATGTGCTTTTTTATCAAAATCTAATAGATCTAGAATATATTTAAACTCATCTCTAATTTTTTTCTTTATACCATCACTGGCATTTAAATGATTAAGATCTAATTCTACTGGTTGATCATTAGAATCAGAAACAATTGCTTCATTTACAATATCTTCTATAGCACTATCACATTCAGGATGGATTGCCATCTCACGATATCTTTTTATTAACTCGAATTCAGTACGATATACACCTTCTAGGTCTACATAAGAACCAAAAAAACCACTACTCATATAATGGTCAACCCCGTCCTCGTCATTAGGAGGAACGGGGGATACCGTTGTAGGTGAGAGTGGTTCGGTGTCCTCTATAGAGAACCCAAATAATTTAGCCATGATTTATTAAACTAGTTCTTTATACTAGTTATTTAGTCTATCAATATTATAGCATACTATCCGTTAGCACCGCCAGCCCCGTTAAACTCAAAGGACTGAACTTGGAATTCTACTGTGAATTCTTCTATAGTATCGCCTGTATCATAGGATAAATCTATAGCTGATAGTGAAGTTGGGAAGATACTTTGGAACTTATACTCCTTTAGTACAGTATTATCTGTTCCATTAGAATTCGTACTTGCTTTAGTAGATCCTCTACCAAGTTGGAATACATCTGCATCCACCATATATGCATCTGGACTAGTTGCACCTAAGTTATTATCTAACTTAGCGATTAAATCCATCCATTCCTCAAACGCATTTCTTAATTTAAAGTCTTCATCATTAATGACTGTTATAGACCAGACATCAACTGTTCTGTCTCCAGCAACTTTAAAAATACGACCTCTAAATGGTACATCAATGTTTGCTATTGTTGATGCTGGCATTGATGCTGCCTTACACATATATCTAAAGGTATCTCCATCCCAAGCAATACCTGCTGGTAGTGTGGGAATTGTTACCTCGAAGAGATTCGGTCTTGCACCGCCTCCTACTAATTTGCCTTTAAAATCGGCAATTGATCTATTTGGTCTAGTTGTTGCCATGGTTTGCTATCCTCCTGTGTATTTAGATTATATGATTAAACTCGACCTGCTACTTCCTCGAAACTAACACCAGTACGGGTAGCAACGAAAGTTAAAGTAACAAAGTTAATTGACTTCGCAGGCTTCAGGAAGATGTCTGCTCGGAACTCATTATTATCGATAATATCAGGAGTATTGTTTGTAGTATCACAAACAACAAGGAATCCATATATTCCTCTCTTTGCCTGAACGTCACGTAAGTATGGTTCCACAATGTTGCGGAAGTTTGCTCTTGTTAACTCATCATTGAGCTCAAAGAGTTGTGCCTCTGCTGCACCTTGTAGTGCTTGCTCAACAGTCAAGAATAAACGACGAACGTTGATTCTATCAAATGCACTAGCAAATCCAAGAGCAGTCTTATCACCAAAGAGTAGTGTGCCTAATCCAGGTTGAGTAATAACTGCGTTAACTCTTGCTGGATAAAGTCTATCTCTCTCTGCTTTACTTGGGTTGTATGCAAGTTTAACAGCATTGTTGATAATACCACGTTGCTGTCCTGCAGGTGAGAACCATGGGAATGAATTGATGCTTGTGCGACACATTAGTCCAGCAATATCACCATTCGTTGGAGTCCAACAGAACTTATTATTAAACCTATCATACATGTACTTGTAACCACTATCAAATACACCGTAAGATGAAGATGATAAAGCACTGAAGTACTTAATGACGTTATCGGTTTGAGTAGTTGTGTTAGTAACACCAACTAAATGTGCTTTATGTGGTCCAATTGTAGCGACTGAATCTTTTCTGTCAGCAACTAAGGAAAGTAGATACCCTGCTTTTGCTTGAGAATCATTTTCGTCTGTAAGACCAGGACCCATAATGAAGTAATCTACTTCTTCCTCATCCTTATTGGATAACTTACCATAAGAAGTGATTAGATCTCCAAGAGTTGCTTGCATTCCAGTACCAATACCAGCACCATAGTCATTACCCCCAGTTAAGGTGTAAGTTCTGTTACCAATAGCAGCGAATGTAACTCCCTGTGCATCTTGACCCCATGAACCATTAGCTGTAGTAATAGCAGTGCAATCAGTTGAGAATCCAGTTGCTCTTGGAGTTGTATCGAAATAAGCATCAGGAGTGCTAGATGGATCACCACCAGCATAAACTTCGTCAGAGAAATCTGCAAGATATTGCTCGTACCAGATCTTCTGTGGTGAGTTAACGGCAGAGATAGCATCTTTTGCTTTAGAAAGTCCTTGATGATTCTCAAGAAGATTTCCTTGGATACCAGTGATCTTTCCTAGATCGTCAACAATAGCAATATTAATACCATCACCCTTACTGTCTCTATCAGTACAATACTTACCAGTTACTGGTTTAGGTGCTAGTGACTTCCAATAAGTTGTTGAGTTGGTTAAACCTAAAGTTTGCTGATCATACCAATCAACTGCAGTTGTAGGTGTAAATGCCGCAACAGCAGAAGACATAGTAACAATACCAGAGTTGTTCAAGAAACGAATAGAGTCGCTAGTATCGAATGCTGCAAAACCATTTCCTTCTTCATATGTGATTGCTGTTTCTGTTCCAGCACTAGAAACTCTTGATACAACTTTTACATCGAATGTAGAAGCACTATTGGTTGCATCTGTAGCAACACCAGTGATAATACCTTTTAGATAACCATTAAATAGAGAAGTTGTACCTGCACCAGGTATGACTGCATTTGACAGTAATGCCGTAACAGCGTAACCAATCCTTGCTCCAGCAGTTGTAAGACTATTAGTTGTAATACCAATTGTCTGGTCTGCAAGATCGTCAATAAAACAAACCTTTAAACTGTTTGCCCAAGTACCAGGAGTTTTAGCAGCAAATGTAAAGTCAGTTGCTGTGCTATGATCATTAATATAATCTTCGTAATTATCAATTCTTGCACTACCTGTCATTGTAGTAGAAGCAATACCAACACCAGCATTAGCATTTGCTAAGTTATCTCCAGCAGTTCTAACTACTTTTAATACCCCACCATATGAAAGGAATGATGCTGCGGTTAACCAATACTCATTCTGACCGTCTTGAGTTTTTGGTTTACCAAATACTTTAATTAATTCCTCTTCCGTTGAGACCTGTGTGGGTTCGTCAACAGGACCAATGGGGAATGGACCCGCAATAGCACCAATATTATCTAATACGTTTTCAGCTCTACCTACGGTTAAATCAACCTCTCTAGTTAATACACCTGGAGATAATTGTGGAGTCGCCATGTTTCTTCCCGTGATTCTCAGTTTATCTAGAAATTATTTATTAAAAGGTAAGTTTACGAGGGGTTAAAATGCTATGAGCAGTGCGTGAACACTATGACATATACTCCCACATGTAAGATTTGTCTCCATATTCATCTGCTTGGAACCATCTATCACCATCACTATCCACTTCACTCTCAGCATCTAAACCATCAACCATAAATCCAAACGGAGCCATATCTTGCTCTATCTGGTTTTTCTGTTCCTCATATAATCTCTTTCTTACATCTTGATCAGTAAGTTCTTTAAAATAATCCTGTGCTACTAACCATGCATATATGACAAGACACATAGCAAGGTCATCATTACATCCTTCTTCTGCCTCAAATGAATTACTCTTTTGTATGAATGTTGTTAATTCAGAAATAATATCATAATCTGCAAATAATAATTTATCTTCCTCAATTAAAGTTTTTAAATTAAGAGAACCAACTTTTTTGACCGTCTTAGACATCTTAACACCAAGTTGTGTTTTCTTACCAGAAAATCCCTGACCTACAACTTGACCTGCTCTACCTCTCATAGATGTCATAAGCAAATTCTTATATTCTAAATCAAAATTAAGAATAGCTGCTACTTGATCTCCTACATCATTTACTTCACATAAAACAAAAGCATCATTATATTTCCTACCAACCTCATCAATGATAGTAGGGAATAACATTGGTTTTATCTCGTTATTCCTATATTTTGCTACTACAGCATGAGGGAACTCTGTTATATCAATAACTACAAAGGCAGAATAATCTTTAGATACTCCTCTTGCTACGTCCACTGCCATGGCATAATCATGACCTTTTATAGGATCAACATAAACATCCAATCCAGCACTTGTAGTTTCTGCTTCATGATAAACAAAACTTCTTAATTTACTAGGGGCAATTAAAGTATCAACAGATCCTAGGAACTCACACTCAAACTCAATCTTAAACTGTTGTTCGGATGTGTTTGCAATCGTTTGTCTCTTCCATTCAGAATCTCTACCAGGAACTTCTGACCAGTGAACATCAGTTGGTACATATTCATTCTTACCTTTTTCTGCATCATGCCAATACCTATAGAAATGATTCATCCCGTGAGGGGTTGAAACCATTATTACTTTTGTGCTTTTACCAGAAGTAATAGTAGGATAAACACTAGCAAAGAAAGACTCAGCGATGTGATTGGGAACAAAAGCAAACTCATCCAAGAAGAGGATGTTGAAAGACATACCCCGAACAGCACTAGCACTAGTGGAAGCTGCCAAGATTTTACTACCATTTTCTAACTCCAATGAACCTTTATTCCATGATATAATTCCTTGCTGCATCCATTTGGGCAAGTTCTCATATGCAGTCTGCAATCTACCTAGTAAATCTCTGGCAGTTGCTGCTTTGTTAGCAAGGATACCAATATTAACGTTATCATTAAATACAGCATAATGTAATAAGTAGGATACCGATGTTGTAGACTTACCAGTCTGACGAGGCATCTTACAAATATTAAATCTATTTGCGTGAAAATTTTCTATTAATTTCTTCTGAAAATCATATGGTTGGAAAGGAACAAGACCTTCATCCAAACTTACAATCTTTACGTGTTGTTGTGCAAAATATACAGGATCATTCTTACAAGCAACAAACTCTAGAATTTGTTCTTGAGTAAATTCTAATCTAGTATTGGCTTTCTTAAGATTGGGATTACCAAGATAGACATCATCATAACCAGTTAAAGGCATAACTCAATCTCCAGTTTGTAGAAGAGGTTCTCCTGAATTATATTCTGCAACATCATAACTCCAAAGTCTAGCACCAGGATATACCTTCTGCATTTGATTTATAACTTCTTTTCTAGATGGTTTTTTAACTGAAGGAAAAAACATCTGAATAGAAAATGCTTTTCCTCTCCATGCTAAACGAATTTGTATTATATTTCCTGGTTTATTATAATTTGGCAATCTTCTAACTTCACTTAAATCTTCCCACTCAATATTATTATAGGTAGGTTTAAGTGGTTCTGGTTTGATAATATCAAATACTTCTGCAGAAAGATTTCCATTAGCATCTTCTATCTTTACAGATTCTTTAAATTCTTTAAGAGATTTCATAAAAAGAACACAGGTCTCCAAAAGTATTTATTAATCCCAACGAGTAACCACCAACTCTATAGAATTATCTTCCATTTCCCATTCCTCTTCTATCTGAAATCCCATCTTCTTTACACTATTATGAATAGTCATACGAGCATATTGTTGATTTACTTTATCAATAAACCTTTCTACTGGAATAGGTTGATTCCAAGTTTCTAAATCAGCAACTAGTTCATACTCATTTGTCATTGGATTTAATCTAAAACCAATATCCTTAGCAATAGCAAGATCGGCAGTTACAGTCTCATGCTTAATTCCATGAGCACCACTTACTCTTAATTCTTGATCTTCTACTACAGTATATTGTAGAAGTTCTAATGCTTCTTGTAACTCAGGTTTGTTCCTGATCTTGGTTTTTATTGCGCTGAAGTGTGACATGTTCGTTAACGATAGCAGGTTGGTAAAATTCTGGTTTAAATTGACGGGTTTCTAACTCACCAAGTTTCTTTTCAAGTGATTCTGTTAGATTTATGCATTCATGAGATGCTGCACCAATAACTTCTTCAGTCACATAACCATCTTGGCGAATAGTAAACTTAAGTTTTCTCTGTTTAGGCATATTTAAAATTGCTTAGGATGAGTTACTACATCACCATGTATTTCACCAATATCATCAATGTGAGCATGATCGATCTGTTCGATATGTAAATGTTCTAAAGAATTGGCAATTCTTTCTAGAGCATTGGCGATTCGTGTAAATTCTTCGCTCATAATAAAATAATACTTATAATAAGTATAGCATATTTATTTTCTAAGTGCCACCCCCACCACCACTACCACCGCCATTACCGCTAGACCCTGTGCCACCATTACCATTACCATTCCCACCATGTCCATTCCCATTAGCATGTCCGTTACCGTTTCCGTTGCCGTTGCCATTTCCGTTAGTTGTTTTTTCGTGGTGTCTGCCTCCCCCCCACCAACGACCATGGTAGGTGCTTTTTATAGGTACACATGACTTTAGTTTTTTATCATACTTCATTCCCACGGGACATGTCAAATCTTCCTTAAAGTCCCTAAACTTTTTCATTAGAGGTTAGAAATTGTGAGGTTATTAACAGCACCCACACCAGCCCATGACGTTCCATTCCAAACTTCTAACTGACCACTTGTAGAATTAAAAATAAGAGCTCCTGTAGAAGGATCAAGTGCGTCTCTTTGTGTTGTAGTCATTAATGGTGGATTTAATGTTCCAGTTGTTCCTGTCACTTGAAGATCAGGTACTTGGATTACACCATTTGCAGCATCTAAAGTAATTCCTGCACCAACCTGTACTTTATTACTACTTCCATCAAGAGTAATACTTGATTGTCCTACAGTCAAAACACCAGTTATACGACCATGACCCTCAACGATCAAAGCAGTATTTCCCATTCCAGTTTTAACTGCACCAGTTCCTGCTGATGAGGATAGTGTAGTAATACCTGTTATAGAAAGATTACTTTGACCTCTTATATCTGATCGAGCAGTAATAATACCAATAGAATCAATATTCTTTACATCTTCAGAATACGTAGTTCCACCAACACTAATACTACCATCAAAATAAGCAACTGTATCTGCAGTGCTTC